CCTATAAGATAACCAACTAAACATTATGAAATTTAAAGACGACAATGGTAAAGAGCTACCTAAGAAAGTTCAAAAACGTGTGAATGAGTTCATTGATTCACTTGAAAAGGTTAGTTGGTTCAAGCCTTCACCCGACCTAAAGAAAGCAGACGTTGAAAAACAAGCTAAATTCACACTTGATTGCTTTGGGATTAAGGCGAAGATTGAATATAGACATCTAAGGACAGAAAAGGACTGGGCTTCTGCTAGGGATTCTGCTTGGGATTCTGCTAGGGCTTCTGCTTGGGATTCTGCTTGGGATTCTGCTTGGGCTTCGCAAGAAATATTATTAGAAGATAATAAAGACTTTAAAGAGGAATATCCAAATGGAGCATTTAAACAATTAATGAAGCTATGGGAAATGGGATTATATCCTGTTGGTGTATTAAAGAATAAAAAGTTTGTAATTTATGTACCACCTTGCAAAATGGAATTTCCTTTTAAAATTAATATTTAACCTATAAGATAACCAATAATAACATTATGAATATAGAAAAACTATCAAACGAAGCTGAAAAACTTCGTGATGAAGTCCTTGAAAGGAGAGATCATCTTATGCGAACTCTTGGAATAATCGATCAACATAAGATTTTAACCGAACAGAATGACCAACTAAACGAATTGGCTCAAATTGTAACTTACACTAGATCAGGAATAGATTGCGAACTCCTAAATGAAGAAGTTACGGAAAGGCTAAAGGCATTAAGATTCGGAAAACTGCATCCTAAAAATTTAAGACCATCAACTTATAACTAAAGAACTATGAATGGGCCAAACATCAAACCTAATCATTAGGAATGACAGTATCGTAAGCGATATTATAAAACAAAGGGATCCATTGTGTATATTAAAACTAACAGGCTGTACACACTACACGGACGACCCGGCTCATGTGTGGGGAAGGGGTAATATGGCGACAAGGTGGGATTTAAGAGCAATTTATGGAGGTTGTAGGAGTTGCCACAGTTACATAGATACGCACCCAAAGCACAAGAAAGAGATATTTCATGTGATAATGGGAGAGGATATGTACAATGAAATCAAAAAACTATCCAATACAAATGCAAAATACCTTCCGTATGAACTAAAACAAATTTATAAAGACTTAAAGACTAAGCTATGCGAAATACAAAACACTTAGATGTCAGGTTACTAAAAATAGGGTGCGGCCATTACGTTACCGTGCCTAAAGATACAATCATTGAGAGAAAAGACGTACCAATTTGTCAGATATGCGCTCAAAGAAAAAACGAAAAGGCCGACATTGACCATGCTCGGGCTACTTTTGTAGGTAATTTACCTTCGTATTTTAAGGAAAAAACCTTGCAAAAAGAACAAATAATTGATACAATTAAGGCCTAAACAAAGCTGTATGAGTGAAGATAAAGACAATTGGGAACACCGAGGAGCGAACATGCGTTGTAAAACGTGTATGTTTTATGTTCCAAAGCATAATGGAAAGCTTGGAAGATGTAGGCAAACTTCTCCATCGATTAAAGGTTTTCCTACTGTTTTTTCTGATGATTGGTGCGGAGCGCATAAGCTAGACGAGGATAAACTTTAACGTGTTATTCACTTTCAAGAGTGCGATAGATCGCAATCCCTGTATAATAGCGGGGAGCCTACGGGATAGTAAAATATTCTAAACTTGGTTCTATTACACTTCGATCAGACATAGTTCATAGAATTATTGACGTTCGGACGCAATCAAAGGTCGACGGCATGTAGGGTGTAAAAACGTATCATGTACGGAACAAGCCCCTACCTTGCAAGTGAATAACTATTGAAATTTATTAAAAAATCAAATGAATAAAATAATCACATTCCAAAACAGAACAGTAGTAGTGGCCCACATAACTAGCTTCTACAAAGAAGCCGACGACACAATCTACATAACATTATCAAGCGGAGAAACCCTTAAAGAGCAATTTAACGAGCAAGAAAGAGATGTAATGATAAGCAACTTAGTTTCAATACTTTCTGAAACAGCACATATTTAATGAAAGAAATTTTTAAAGACATCAATGGTTATGAGAACCTTTACCAAATTAGCAATATGGGCAGAGTGCGTAGTATGGGAAACGGAAAATCAAATAATTCAAAACCAAGATATTTAAGTCCAGGATTAACAGGAGGTTATTTAATGGTTGTATTATGTAAAAATTCTACTTCTAAAACTTTTTCAGTTGCCAACTTGGTAGCCAATGCCTTCTTATTGAACCCAAACAATAAGCCACAAATCAATCATATTAGCGGCATTAAGACTGATAACAAAGTAAAAAATCTTGAAAGGTGTACAGCTAGTGAAAATATGAAACACGCATTTAAAATAGGTCTAGTAAATATGCCAAATATTAGTGGAGTAAAAAATTATCAATCTAAATTCAATGAAAAACAAGTAAAAGTTATTAAACACCTAAAAAACATTAAACCTAAAATGAAACAATGGGAAATTGCTAAATTATTTAAAGTAAGCCAAAGCCAAATTTCAAGAATATGGAATATAAAAAGATATAAAAATATTTTAATACCCCAAATAAATGATTATCAACATTAAAATGCCTAAAGGTTTTTTGAGAGTAGATATACTACCTTTAAGAGATGAAATGCAACCAACATGCAGATCATGTAAGAAAGAAATCAGATTCGCTAAAACCCCACGGGGAAAAACAATGCCCATAAGTCAAATAGACGGAGAGTGGGTAAGTCATTTTATGGATTGTCCGAATTATGTAAATAAATAATTATGGAAGTTATTATATTAATAGTGTTACTACTTCATATTTGGAATGATGAAAGGCACTTAAAAGATTAAAGCAATTATAATTAAAGAACATGCCAAGACTTAAAAATCCATGCTGGGAAGCATTTTGTGTACTATTCATGGGTAAGCATAGAGGGAACAGAACACTAGCTTATTCAGAAGCATTTGATAAAAAGATAACAAACACAAAGACTTATCATGTATGTCAGACAGCAGGCTCAAGACTGTTGTTAAATGTTGTTATTATAGAACGTTGCAGGGAATTGATGGATAAGAGCGGAATAACAGCAGAAAAATTAGACTCGAAACTATTGTTCCTTTTGGACCAAATGGAGGATTATAAGACAAGTATGTTAGCAATTAAAGAGGGTAATGTATTATTAGGACGAACCAATCAAAATAAAGTTCAAGTAAATATCTTAAATTATGAACAACTCCTTATTAACGCAGGAGCAATTACAAGTCAAGACGGTGGAACACCTGAAGGACATGGCGCAGTATTACCACGAGTACAGAAAGCATTACCTGAAGATCAAAGACAAGAACAGCCAGCTTATAACTTTTGCCCCAAACCTAGCACAAAGGAAGTTGGAAAGGATAATGACGGACCTATCATTGAAGGGGAAGCCATTGAGGTTGATAGTTCTGAAAGCTAGGCAAGAGGGTGTTACAACGGACGTGGCGGGCATGATAACGTGGAACACTACTACACAAAGGAATCGTAAGAGTACGATCATCTCGCATGAGCCTGATAGTACAGAAGCTATTTTTGAGATATACAAAACATATTTAGAGAACCTTCCACCCGAAGTAAGACCAATGAAGCGTTACGATAACAAGAAGGCGCTTACCTTTGAAAATACAGATGATGAAGCTAAGTTTGAGAACCCTGGACTAAAATCATCTATCAGAGTATTTACGGCCAATAAAAAAGGGGGAGGACGTTCACAGACAATAAACAACCTTCATTTATCAGAGGTTGCCTTTTGGGAAGGAGATGTAAACGCATTAATGCTAGGATTAAAACAAGCTGTACCGAAGAAACCTAACACCATGATAATTATGGAAAGCACAGCAAATGGTACTTCCGGGTATTTCCATGATGAATATTGGAAGGCAAAGAAGGGGAAATCAGATTACACGGCTGTATTCTTGCCATGGTTTATACATGAGGAGTACGAAATGACTGGAGAGTGGGACGGAGAAATGGACGAACTTGAAGAACAACTATACAATTTCCACCTTGTAGACTATCCAAAAGAACAAAGGATCCGCAAATTAGTATGGCGGCGAGATACTATCAGAAATGAGTGTGGGGGCTTAGTAAAATCATTCATGCAGGAATACCCCAGCACAGACAAGGAAGCCTTTCAGAAGAAAGAGGGGAGAGTTTACTACGCTTTTGATAAAGATGTTCATGTTGTACCTCATTATGAGCCTGACCCTGAAACAAATGTATTCTTTGGTGGGTACGATTTCGGAGCAGAACACCCGACAGCATACGGATTATTCGCAATTGATAAGTTTGGAACTATTTATAAGTTCAGAGAGTTTAAAGAGATCGGAACTACATTCAAGCAACAAGCTGAAAAGTTTAAGACAATGGAGAAACATAGGGATACTGGCATACCTTTTAAAGTTTTACGTCGCTATAGGGGGCAGGATTCAGGGGCAAAACAGGCAGAAACGGAATTAAAGAGGTTAGGAATACGATTATCAGAGGGAATTGTTAAACGTGAGTTAGGAATAACAACGCTCAATGGATTGTTTATTCAACAGAAATACTACATATCAGATGAGTGTGTGAATACTATATATGAAGCAGAGAATCATGTTTACAAGAATAAATACGAAGCAGAGGTTGAGGACGGAATACTCAAACTCAAAGGAGATGAACACAAAGACGCTGATGTTATCAAGGAACTGGACGATTGTTTAGACGGAGATCGTTACGGAATTACAACATTCATGCACAAAAGACCGAAGGAAACTAAAGACACACTTCAAAAGGTAAAGGAGAGAATTAGTAAAGACACAAGGATTGCCAAGCATGGCACTGGTACTAACTGGTAAAAAGCTTGCAATAAAGATGTAAGTATGCTTATTATATTTATATATATTCTAACTAAAAACGCTATGGCTACAACACCTAAGAAAGAGGAAAAACCCGAGGAAGTTATGATTGATGTAACAGTTACACAAGCAATGATTGACTCAAACCCTGAAGCATTTAAAGGTATTAAAGTTGGAGATACTATTCAAGTATCTGAAGCAGAACTAAAAGATGAAGACGACAAAGCTGAACTAGAAGCAAAAGAACTAGCCGACAAAAAGGATAAAGAGGACGAAGAAGCAGAACAGGCAAGAATTGATGAAGAAGACGCAAAGACAATGCCTGACCAAGCTACTGTTGTTTACGGTGGTCCAGTTATCAAGAAGGTTAAAATGCCTTTTGGATTTACTGTTCTTAAAGAGTTAACAGATGAGGAGTGCGAAAGATACAATGCAGAACTTCACAGCACAATAGATAACCCTCAAGCCAAGAGATATACATACAAAATCAATTACTAAACGTTTAATTTTTATTTCTTAATCTTTTTCTATGCAAGAAGATACACCACAATCAGTAGGTACGGTTGGTACCGACGCTGATTTAAAACCTAAAGAAGCTGTAATGTCCCCAAACATGCAACTTGATAACAAATATTGTAAAGGGGACGAAGTATGGGCTGTTTTCTCAATAGGCCCTAATATTAAAGTTGGTAAGTTTACCATAAAGTCATTTAATGCCGAAGTGATGAAAGACAAGCCGTTGAGGTATATGTACGGTTTTTCAATAGCCGGCGACGGACACGACGACGGTGTTAATCTATCAATCCTTATGGAAGAAATGGTATTCTTCGATAAAAATAAAGCCAAAGAAAAGGCTGTTCAAATGGTTGGCGACATAGTGTCAGAGTACAGCCATGAGATAGATAGAATGACAAAAGAGTACAACACAGCCATGGAAGTAAACAAAGCCAAATATGAAGGCATTTTAGAAACCATGACACAAGAAAAAAGCAAATGTAATGCTAAAAACCTTGATGTTGCGCCTCGTGAAGCAGTTGTACCACCACAAGAAAAAGTGGCAGAAGGTTTTGCAACAAAACCAATAGGAGAAAACAAAGAAGTTGAAACTAATGAACCAGTAGAAGCTACTGATGAACCAGTTAATGCAGACCCAGTTACTCCACCAATGACACCTGATAATGAACAGACTAACCCTGAATCAGATGTCAACGAAACAGATAACGGTAGAACCGAAGAAAGCGAAGCAGTTAAAAGCGACGAAGAAGCTTAATTTTACTGACGCACAAGTTCGGATTCACAACAAAGCCTACAATTATAAGCAGGTTTTAGTTGTGGCGATTAAAGACCTATTTCCTTACATCGACAGGATTCGCAAAGAAGCAAAAGACTCACACGGCCGTCCAAGCTGGGAGAAGTTTACTCATCTCCCCTTGGTGGCCTTTGTTGATCCCGATGAAAAAGAGGAGGTTGTTTTTGTTAAGGAAGAAGACTTACCTACAAAACCCACAGAGATTAGAACTAAAGGTGGAACTTTAATTGCTAGAATTACCGAATGAAAAAATTTGATTACCCTGTACAAAAGAACGGCTCAAAAGACACAAGACATACTGGCATAGGCGAGTACGTTTTAGGTGAATGTCAAAAAATGCGCTTATCAAGGGAATACAAAGAGCGAGAATGGGAGGAAGCTAATCATGCTTACCAAACTGTAATAGATCATTACGACCGCTCATTCGACCCTGACAAGGCCCCTGAACTTCAATTCAGAGATAAAAAGATGTCAGACATTAAATTACCTCTTGAATTTGCAGTTATACAGCGTAAGTTAACATTCATACTATCGAATGTACCAAAGCCTAAGTGGCTATCTCTTAGTAGAAAGAAAAACGATAGTGAGCGTCAAATACAAGGTAAGCAGTTCGGATATATATTCGATTATGTTTGGTATTTATGTGATGGAGATTGGGAATTGTTTAAGGCAGTTATCTCCTCATTGATTTATAGTATCGGATATATTAGTTGGTTCCACGAGTATTATGTTCAAAAGGTAGAAACTCCTGACAGCTTCGAGAACGGGGAGGTTACATACAAAACCGTTGATAAGGTAGTATCACGAACAAAAATAAGAAACGAGGACGTAAGGCACGTTCTACTTGATTATAATGCTAGTGATCTCCGAGATGTACACAAGGCGGGTATATTCCGTCATTACGACAAAGCTACCTTTCAAAAGCTATTCAAGCACTTTGATATAGAGCATATACAACCTATTCAACCGATAGAGTGTTTTCAGAAGGTAGGCGAGGAAAAAAGCGGACAACAAAAGGAAATATACGAAACAATCTATTATTACGACGATAGTTTAGATCGATACGCAATTGTATCAAATGGTTTTCACATCAACCCGTATCGTAAAAAAAGAATCAATGACGAAAATGAGAAATGGTCCCCGATTCCTAGTGAGGATAAACAAATCCCTATTGCCTTTTGGATTGACCATTATTTAGATAGTGAGTTGTACGCTATGGGAGAATGTACACTTGCGAAGCCTTTCCGTGAGATAAAGAACAAAACTCGTAACATGGTATTTGATGTTATGAAGAAGATAGCCTTTCAGACTATCATCATTGACCCTCTTTCAGACTTTGACGAAGATGAGTACGAATTTGGTCAACCCTTTATCAGAGCCAATATTGACGAGGTTAAGGTAATGCCAGTAAGCGCAAACCTTGATTTCACAGTAAGAATGGACGAAGGCACAAACAATGATATTGCAATGTTCACAGGTATTAATATTACTGATACTGCAAACCCTGAAATGGGAGAAACAGCTACCAAAACGGCGGCAAGACGTGAAAGTCAATTTGCAATCATTGAGAACTACATTAAACAAAACATGACGAATGGCTGGAAGCGTCTATGGCTTGGTATGAAGAACACTATTAAACTTGGTGGACGTGTACCTGAAATAGATGAAGAAGGCAATCAACATGGATTTATGATAAGAACTGACGGGGTAAAACTATTCCGTGCAGGAGGTAAGCTAAAAGAAGAAGAACAAGAAGGTTCTTTTATGTTTGAAACTAAACCCGAAGACTTTGACGACGAATTTGAAATAATCCCTGAAATGAGCAACGTGGCTTATACAAAGGAATTGGAAGATGAAAAGAAGCGTGAGGGCCTAGTTAGATTAAAAGAATATCAAGCTGGGGAAGTTAATACATTTAAACTCGCCGCTTACGAAGCTGAACTTGATGGATTACCTAAAGACCTTATTAATCCTGACCCTAATGTAAAAGAGGGAGATGTCAATTTAGACCAAACTCCTGAAAACGTAACAAAGAACTTAGATTTACTTGCTAAACCACCACAACATGATGAACTTATGGCAAAAGCTAATGCACAAAAAGAAAACCCCGAAGGCGAAACCCCTTCAAAGCGAATTACTAATGCAGGAACGTTGCCCGGCATACAAGCAACCGAACAAGGCAATCCTGCTATCGTAGCATAATGAAACAATGTACAAAATGTAATCAAAGGTTAGATAAGTCAAACTTTACAGTAGATTTATACAAGAAAAGTGGATTAAGTAGTTGGTGTAAAAAATGTCGCAGGATATGGGCTAGAACAAAAATAGGGAGTGAAGCTAAAAGATTACAACAGAAGAAATATAGGCAGACAGAAAAAGGGAAGCTAACAAGGAAGATTTGCCAAAAGGTATGGGAACAATCTGAAAAAGGGAAGGAATCAAAGAGGATAATGGCTAAAAGAATGAGGGAAAAATATCCACTTAAAAGTTGGAGCAGGAAAGAACTTCAATTGGCTATACTAAGAGGTGATATAATAAAACGAAACTCTTGCGAAATTTGTTACAATGGCCATATTCAATGCCACCACGAAGACTACTCGAAACCACTTGAATTTATTGAACTATGTACAAAGTGTCATGTTGTATTACATAAGCAGTATAAAGAACAAAATATTTTAATAACCTAAACTATGATTAAAGAATACTTAAATAAGAGAAAATATGGGAAAAAACTAAAAACCACACTTCTTAATGAATATAATTCATTATTACAGGCTAATAAGCAGTTGTCGCCTAATAAGAAGGTAGCAGTAGTGGCCCTTACAAAATCAGCAGAGTGGCCAAGTTTTATAGAAATGCTGGACAATTTCAAATATATGCTGACTGCTCGTTGTATTCAAACGGGTACAGGTAAAGAAGATTTACTCACGTTACAGGCGCAATGCCGTACTATCGCTGTTCTCAAAACCTTTCAGAACCAGTATAAAGCTAATCATACTAAGCCTGATATTGAAAACACCGAAGATCCCCTAACAGTACCAATTTAATGCTATGCCCTTCCTATGGGGCAAGACCTTGCTAGTTTACTGGCATAGCGTATACAGCACGCTTCTTGCTCCATAGGAGGGAATTTAATTCTTAATCCTTTCATAATATGTCAGATGTCAACTTAGAGCAGGACCCACAAGATTTTATGGGTCAGGCCAAATCTGAAGAAGTTCCCGCAGACCCTAACGGGCAACCAAAGGAACAAGACCCTGCTGAAGAAAAACCAGCGGAGGAGAAACCAGCGGAGGAAACTCCAAAGGTAGAACCTGAAACAAAACTTACTCCCGAACCTGCTCCCGAAGACCCTAAAGGGCAACCGACGAAGACGGTAGAGGAATTGACCAAAGATCAGGAACATGCCAATAAAAAGATAAGTGAGTTAGGACAAGCGAAAGCTAAACTCCTTAAAACTAATCTTGATATGGTTAATAAAAACCCTGACCTTATAAAGGACATTCACGAGTCCGACCCTGAAACTGCTTTACACATTGTAAAGGAGAAATGGGGATATGATTCTTACGAGGAATTGATGGCGCACGCACGCATTGATGAATTGAAAGAAACAGATCCCGACGGTGCTAAACGTGAAGAACAGTTGCTAAAGGTTACTAAGGACAACGCAACCATTCTGAAACAATTGCACACAGGGGTAGAGAAAAGCTTTTACGATGGTAAGGGCATTCTCGACAATCCTTTTGACCCAAAGTACCAAGCGGTACAGGAAGGCCTTAAAAAGGTAAGTAAGGACCTCGTTAAAGACAATTATGCAGAAGCACTTGAATTGGCCCACACTATTGCATTTCCTGCTCGTACTGACGCAGAAATACAAGAGGACCAAAAAAAGATACTTCTTGCTACTGGTAATTCAACACCCGAAGCAAAAGGAGCGGGAGGCTCATCTCCTTCAAGTCCTTCTACGTTATCAGAATCCCAAGCTGGATTTGCTAACTTAGTAGGCGCAAAAGTTTAATTCATAATTTTCTAGCTTATGTATGGTGCAAAACTATCCCGCCCAGTAGGCGGATTCGCACAACCATTAGGCCATAGAATCGGTACAAATTCCGAGGTATTCGCTATTGGCGACCTTGTGGACATCACTTCAGGTTTTCTTGAAGTACAAGACCACGTAACTGCTGACCGCATAATTGGAATTTGTAAAATCGCTAAGACTATGGAATCTGATAATCAGACCGCAGACAAATATGAGGTTCCTTATATCAAATTATCTATTGATGATGAATTTGAAATGGACTTTGACGATGATGCTGCTGAAGCAAATGTTGGACAATTCTTTCAGCTATTAACTGCTGGAACAGGCGCTCAACAAGTTGATTTCAGTACCGCTTCCGATACTGTTGGTCAAGTTGTGCTAAAGAAGCTCGACCCTAGAGGGGAAGGAAGTGTAGTTAGAGGGCTATTCTCAATAGCTTTACCTGAACTTGCTTTCGAACCTGAAACTTAAACTTCATTATATTTATATAACAACCAATTAAAATGGCTGATATTAAGACCTTAAATGATCTTGTTACCCCATCGGTTGTCGCAATCCATGATGAAGCCAATGCTCAACTTTCTAAAGAGTTGAAGTATAAGAAATTAGGTTTCTCGGATTACGAGCCAACTTTCGATAATCCTTCATTTAGTTCAATTTCTTCTGTTGCTGAAGCGGTATTAACGCTTGAACAACAAAGTTATGACTCTGATGATGTTATCCAAGGGTACGACGTATCTGTAAAATTAAAGAAATATACAAAGCAAATTCCTATTTCTGAAGAATGTATCCATTGGATACAGAAAGGAAACAAGGAAAAAGCACAAGAGTTCCGTGGTGTAGTAACGGCTTGTACTAACGCTTTGAATTTAATTGTAGACCAATTAGCCGCAAAGCTAATTTATCTATGTCATACTACAACTTTTCAAACTGGTGGCGATGGTGTGTCTTTGGCCGCTTACAATCACGCTAGCCCTGATTCAAGTGTAAGTAATCAGCGTAATATTTTCGCTACTACTGAAACTCATCTTGCTTTAAGCACAGGTGCAATTGAAAAGGCTCGTCAAAGAATGGACCGTTTTTACGATCTTCGTGGTGTTCAGTTAATGAAAGCACGAGATTTAGTATTGCTTATTGCTACTGAAAAGGAGGAAGAAGCAAAACGCATTCTTTATTCAACAGGTGGACCTCACACTCCAAACTTGGGTGTAAACCCAATTGCTACTACTTATAGTGGCATTAAGTATGAAGTTGTAGACTACCAACCAGTAGCTTATAAAGACTATTGGGCGCTAGCTTCTCGAGATCGTATGAAACAAAGTGTTTATATGGTTTGGGGTTGGCGTGCAAAAATCAATGCTGAACATGAGTATCGTAATGGTACTTTGCTTAAATTAGGTTCAGTATATTTCCAGCCTGTATTTACAGATTGGAAGTGGATTTTCGCTTCTAAAGGAGATGGTTCCGTTATCTCTAACTAATATTTAAAACTTAACAAATTTATTCTTATGGAATATTCACAAAAATTAGGTTTAGGTGTTGGTGGACTTGGATTAGGTAATCCTGCAAAGGTTTTTCTAGTTTATAGTGGAATCACTTCAGATGTTCGTGGTCTTGCTGAAAGATTTGGTATTGACGAAGTTGACTATTCAACCTTAATTTTCTCTACTATTGAGGAAGCTGTAAATGCTTCTATTACTGCTAGAGGAGATCATATTATGGTTGCCCCTGGTCATGCTGAAACATTATCAAGTGCTACTGCTCTTGCATTAGATAAGGCAGGTATCACAATTGTTGGTATTGGGGCTGGAAACAACCGTCCTATTATCACTTTTGATACTGCTACAACTGCTACTATTGCAGTAAGCAAGGCAGACATTGAGATTTACAACATCATCTTTACCGCAAATTTCGCTGACATTGTTAGCGTATTTACTCTTACAACTGCTAATAACTTCGGTGTATATGGTTGTGCTTTCAGGGCAACCGCCGTAAATATGAACTTTTTGTACATTGTAGATACCAACGATACTGCTAGCGACGCAGACGGCTTAACATTAATCGGAAACGAATGGATTGATGTTGATACTGTGTGTGAAACTATGGTAAAGATGGACGAAGATAACTATCGTGTAACCATTAGCGACAACTTTGTGCAATTAGGTGCGCATAACAACACAGCAACTTTGCTTGTAATCGCCGATGGATTTAGCGTGTTCAATTTAAGAATGGAAGGCAATCGTGTTTTCCGTCTTAATACTGACACAGCTACGGGTGCAATTCTTTTACATACTAATCAATCCGATAATTCGGGTGTAGTTGCAGACAATAGAGTTCAAATGGCTGATACAGGGAGCGAACTTTTGATTACTGCTTCTTCAGGTTTAGGTACGTTTGAGAATTACTCATCAGGTGTAGCCGGTGCTTCAGGGTACCTTCTACCCGCCGCCGATGCTTAAACAGCTAAACTGTTCAAACTGCTCCCGAACACTCGGGGGCAGAAATGAATAATTTAACCCAAACACCTATGCTACCAAAAAAATACTTCACGCATGACGAGATTTTAGCTTTATTATCTCCTTATGCTGATAAACGCTGGATTTCAAGATTCAATGATGTAAAGAACAAAGGTCAAACATATTGGCTTTATGTAGTACGAGATTTTAATATTCAACACCCAAAGGTTGAGTATATTGTTGATGATATTGTAAGATCACTTGAAAACTTAAAACCTCGTGTATCTCTTGTAAGGGCTGAAATGGAAAAGCTAGACGCACAAGGTAAATTAAACATTGATAATCCCGAAGAAGAACAAAAATGGGAAGATCGATTACAAAAAGAACGTGAAGAACACGACGATTGGGCCGAACAAGACGCAATGGCAAGAGCGGAACAACGTAAGTTAGACGAGGAATTTTTAGCAAAGAAAGCACTTAAAGGAGAGGAAATACTACCAGTTACAAACATAAAGCAAGACCCTGCTCATAATCCTGCCATGGTTACACCTGAAGTAAAAAGCGAAGAAGAACCTATTGAAGAACCCATTGCTGGGCCAGTTACAACAAGGCCTGCAACGGAAGAAGAAAAGACTGAAGTATCAAATACAGAATTAACAGAAGCAGAGAAGGAAGCAAACGCATTTGTACCGAAGCCACCACCTGAAGAAGCGCCTGAAGTTTTACCCCCTGTATTAAAAACAGTTGAAACTAACGGGGAAAAAGTATACGATAAAGACGAACAAGTGGAAGTGAAGCCTAAAGTTGATACAATTGGACTACCCGAGGACGCTGTAAAGAGATTAAAAGACATCGGGGTCATAACGGTAGCACAGTTCGAGAAAATGGACAGAGGGCAGGCTAAACAAGTTCTAGGGCAAGCTGTATATGCCAAATACGAAGATACTTTAACATCATAGGGAAAGAGCGTGCTGTACTATTTTTATTTCATAATATAATCTATTATGCAACAACACGATGGTAGCGGAAAACCCGTTACACCAAATACACCTTGGTTCGTCGACAACGTCTATCAAGGTTTTAGTACAGAAGATATTTCAGAAACACTTAACCTTGTTGAGTACGAGAAAGATCTTGCAGGCTCTACTGTAATTGTAGAACTATCAAGCCGACGCATATTCGACCGAAAGGGCGGATTGCTTGGTTCTTATTGGGGTAATATGGAGAATTTACAATATGAAACTCCTGTTCTTACTCCCGAAGGAAGTGCAAACAACCTTATTAGTGGTGTAGTTTTAACTGACGGAAGTGCCGCAGTTGCTATTACCGATACGACTTTCGACTTAGAAAAGATATTTGAGTCTTCAACAAAGGCCCGATATGTATTAAAGCTAACCGATTCGACTGGCTTATCTTACTATGGGTTTATTGAAGGTGTGGCTACTTCAGGAAATGTTTATACATTCAGTATATTCAGCGAAGTTGACCTAGCAAATCAAAATTGGGTAAAGACTTGGGGTTCAGGTATTGCCGGGCCATATCAGAAAGCTGAAATATTTGCTTACTCTACTTCAGTTGAGTTTGCTGACGCTAGCACTTTCTCACAAGAATTACCATATTCAGAGTTTTCTACTGACTTTAATCAGGTAAAAGACCTTGCAAATGGTCAATATCGTATTGATTACCGCAGAGGTAGATTACTTGGTAGAAAGAAAAATGACGATGATACAAAGGTTATTACTTATATAGGGCTGAAATCAGCCGATTCACTCACAGCAGATGTAGACATTACAAAGGTCGGTGGAACCTCTACCAATAACGGCGGTGTAGCTGGCTCATTAGGAGTTGGTGGAAATACCGCTCACGATGCCGTAGATGCTGGAAATCCAATATCAATAGGTGGTATTGCGAAATCTGCTCAACAAACAGCAGTAGCAACCGCAGATAGAGTAAAAGCAGTATTCAACCTATTCGGTGAGCAAGTAATGGCTGGTTATACATGGGCTACAAATTCTCTTAGAACAGAGGAAATAGACCCATTATCACAGCATTATGTAAATACAAGTCTTGTAGATACTACTAATGTAAGTGCGGCTACTCATTATTACCCTTCTTCAACAGGGGGAACAATGGATGGCTACGCACATCAATCCTTAACAGGTAAGTTTATAGACGCAGATGAAACTTTGACTCTTACTCTCGAAGTAACTAATGATGAAGATACAGCAGGGGATTGGAATCCAATATATTTTTATGATGATGAGTTGAACGCTACTGTAACAAATAAGACTGTAACTAACGGTACAGAGTTATTTAGCCTATCAGTTAATAATAACAACTTTAGACGTTACAGATGGGTTGTAGTTGCTGGCGGTGATACAAATACAGTTATTCTAAAGGAGAGAAAGAAAGCACTTTAACCAAACAATTATGTTACCACAATTACCTAATGTCAGACGTGTTAGTCAATCAGCAGAACCTACACCAAAAGCTTAATAACTAATTTTAATATTATGAAAATAATACCCGAAGGAACAGAAGCGGAAGTTGAAACAAAACCGCTTGAAATCACAGACAAGAAGCGAACAGAAATGGTCGCAAAAGCTAAAGAGCTATTAATTAAACCTATGGAAACAAATGAGTTAATGGACGCTTTAGAACAATACTATGTGTTTGATAAAAATGAACACTACACATCAGCACAGCTTAAAGATGTAGCTGTACAAGTATATACAGACTTAAACCCTATTAAAGATGAGCCTATTAACGAAGAATAGTCAATTCGCAGAACGTGCCGTAGGTTGTGTATTTGCAGAGAACTTTGTTTCTCAAGCAGATGTAGAACTGAATGGCGGTACTGTAACAGGCGACCCAACTATTGATTTTGGTGCTACTTTTGATGGTACGAATGATTATATTACTTATGCCTTAGAAGGGAATGAATTTGATAGTGCTGAAATAAGTTTTGTAATAGAATTTACTCCAGATTTTGCTTATAACGAGGATACTATAAGGAATATCTTTGGTACTTCAAATTATTATATCCTTAAAAGAAACAATATCAATGATAATGAATTAAGATTGGTACTTGGTGGAACTGTAATAGCTGATATAGCAGAAGGAACATATTCATCTTATTGGAAGGTTAATGAAAGAAATGTATTGGTTGTTTCAGGGACAACAGGTAATACTTCTGTGTGGCTTAACGGAAATAATATTTTAGATGAAGATGATACTGCGTGGACACAAAATAGTGATACGACTCTGAATATAGGAGCTTCCTCTGGTGGTGCTGGGTTTTTTGATGGAAAAATGAACTCTTTCAAAATATTCAAATCACTATTAACAGCTCAAGACGCTCTAAACTTTTACAACAACTCAACTTATAATTATCGTAATAAGGCTATTTTAGATTTTCCTATGGGAATGGCACAACATGACCCTACAAACGTAAGGTGTTTAGATGTATCAGGTAATGGTAAACATGCTCAATTCGGAGATGGTTCTACACCAACAACTTATCCAACTAAGCTTTCAAAACGTGGGTATTCAGGTGCGGGAGATTACATGATTACTGATTCAGGAATAGTAAGTAGTACACCAGCAACTATAACTATGGTAATTGTTACTAGAGGCTCATCTCTTACAACTGATCAAATGCCATTCGGTTTTGAAGCTAATGGTGGTGCTGATATTGGAGGATTATTCCAGTTTAAAGATGATGAAATGATATTTTATTGTGGAAGTGCTGGTGCAACTGCTTCATCTAAAACAGCAATTAATTTTGCTTCACTAAACGTGTCTGTAGGCGTAAATGACGGTACAAACACTAATGTATATGTTAATGGAACTAAGGGTGCAAATGCAACTTCCCCTATTGCTACTAACGCTTCAAGTGATTCTTATGCATCAATATTCAATAGGCAAGGTTCTATTTCTGGTGGACTAGCAGGAGATATGCTTTGTTGCATAGTTTTTGATTTTGGTCTAACACCATTACAAATACAGGATTTAACAATCAATTTAATGAAACAAATTAACGACGTTTAAATGATTATAGACAAACTTAAAGCAGAAGGAGTATTAAAACTCTATCACGATTACCGAGCAGGTCATGTTCAGGATTTATCAGGAAACGGTAATGATGGTACTTTTAATGCGACAGGTACTTTTTCAAGAGATGGTCTTAGTACAGAAGATATTTCAGATTACGTTCGAGTGGCTGATAATGCAGGCTTGCAAGTAACACAGAATTTTGTGTTAGGTGCTTTTGTTCAGACTAATGATAATGGTCAGATTTTAATACAAAAATGGGTTACTACATTAAATCAAAGAAGTTATGAATTAAGTATTTTAGGTGGAAAAATATCATTAAGAATAAGTAGCGATGGTACTAATTTTGAGAGGGAAACATCTGGTATTGCTGAGTGCTCTGATGGTCAACTTCATTTTGTAGCAATTAGATATAATGATGATAATACAGTGGATTATTTTCTTGATGGTCTTTATACAGATAGTGCTACCTTTACTACTGCTACTGGTGGTGTGGCTCAAAAAACATCCCCAATTGATTTATGTATAGGTGATGCAAATTATGTGAGAGTACAGTCAAATTCAGTTATTATTGATAAGGCATTAAGTGATACTGAGATTTCAGAGCTATACGCAGAACTAGAAAGCATACAGTACCCTACAAAACCAAGTACAAGAGAAAAGGATTTTAGACCTGATGAATTAGTT